GGGTTAGAGCAAGGGTAAGGTTCTTCTCGTTGAGAACGGCTGCATTGTATTTGTCTAGGGCAGAGGATAGGGTGGACTGGGCTTTTAGGTATTGGGCGTAGTTTTCTTTGGCTGTCTTTAGGTTGGCGTTTAGTTGGTCGAGTCTAGCCTGAACTACTTCAATGGCTGCTTGTAGGGCTGTGAGTTGGGTTTGGTCCTTAGGGAGTTGTTGAGAGAGTGTGTCTAGTTGTTTTTGGGTTTGGGTTATGCTAGACTCAATCCTGTTAATATCACTCTCGGAAGGAGTTAAAGATGTACGAGGTAACAGTAAATCTCGATAGCTTTTGGGTAGGACTGACTGTTGGTTGGTTATCAGCCCTAGTGCTGATTTTTGTGGCTGCATACGTTCAGTATCGTAAGACAAAGAAGCGAGGGCGACGCTAGTCGCTGCTGTCGGAGATAGCAAAATAAAGGCCGTTGTTATGGAAAATAACAGCGGTCTTTTGCTTCTTCTGTCTCTAGGTGTTTCTTTGTAAGTACAACGCTCTCCCTCGTTAGCATTGTGCTTTGGCACTATTCCTCTGTCGGTTCTTCTCCCCAGACAAGGTCTTTAGTTGTAAGTAATAGGGCGAACACATCTTTAGCGAGATACTCTACTGCTATAAGAAGGTCAGCCTTTTCGTCAGGTGTTTCTGGTTCCTCAAGTTGCTTGTGGACGTTCTGGACGACCTCAGAGCAGAGATTCACTCTCTCTATAAGTGCTTCTAAAAGCTCTTTTTGGCCTAGTTCCATGTCTCAATTATACTTCGTTGGGGGTTCAGTGAGTCGGGTTTGGGGTGAGTTTGAGTTCGTTTTTTGGAAGTTGAGAGTGGGTTGTGTGAAAAGATACTAGCAGAAAATAAAAGTTTTGAGTGTGTGAAAAGTGTTAGTATGTCAGTTAGATACTAGCGGCAAATAATAAAAAACTTGCTGGGAAGTGTTAGTATCTTTTAGGGGGTGAGAAAAAGATACTAGCGAAAAATGTGATGAGTTTTGATGCAAAAAGTGTTAGTATGTATGGGTAGATACTAGCGGAAAATGTAAATAGTTTTATTGCAAAAAGTGTTAGTATGTCCTTAAATGTTAACTAAATAACTAAAGTAACTAAACTTGTACTACGCGTATGAAAGTTGCTCGTGGGGGTTAGCAGATATTTAGTGAGTTTTGTTATTCAGTGTGTTTTAGTTAAGTAAGTTGGTTTAGTTGTGCTGGAGTTGTGATATGATTTTCGTACCTCCCGCATTTTCAGTGAGTTTAGATATTTAGATAAATAAGTTGTTTAGTTGGTGGAGCATGTCGGATTTGACATTGCGAGTGATTAATGTAAGGATATGGCTATGAATGAAAACGCATTTGAATTTTTGAACTTCTCCGAGGATGAGGCTAATGAAGCCTTGGCTAAGGTTGAGGATGGTAAAGCAAGAGATGGTCGCATTTGTTTATGTGGACATCCAAACAAGAGACATGAGTATGTTCGAGATAGGGCTGTGTGTAAAGCCGCTAGACATAGATGCCCTTGTTCTGAAATCAGACTAGTGTTGAAAGTTGATAACGCTAGAGCATTCTTGAGAAAGACTACTGGTGGTGGTCCGTTCCATGCTTTGAGTCAGGGGATGGCTGCTGCTCATGCTGCTGGTATTGGTATGGAGTGGTTGATTGAAATGAAATGTGATGTATGCTCTGAAGAGAAGAGACTAAGTCCAGTACCAGTAAACGAAGATGGAGCAGAGTTGAGTGAGCCTAGTGCCTACAACGCTTTGGTCTGTGATGACTGCAGGAGGAAAATGTAATGTCAAGAGTAAATGATTTTGCGGGTGGCACACACCTAGGTAAAGACATCAGGGATGGTTTTATAGAAGATACGAAAAGTACTTTCGAGCCAGTGTACCCAGAACTAGATACAACAACAGGTTCTATCTACGAGTTGTTGTTTGCCTGTGTAGACGAGCAAGCACAGACCAGAGGCGGCATTGAGGGTTCTGGAGAGCATGTAGTAAATCTTCAGAAGATTGAACTTCTGGCTGAGGTTATGAGAGCAAGAGTAGATAACTACTTTGGGAAGTTGGATGGCGTTGTCATAGAATCCAACTGGTCTTTGGGAGACACTAGGGGGTACAAGGACCACTACGTATTCTTCAAGGTAAACATTAGGCAGACTCTAAGAAGTATGTGGGATGTGAACATTGACAGCATGACCTTAGGGTTAGCGGATGCTTTGTCTGATAAGTTTGTATACCTACACACTGACCACGAGGATAGAACTGAACTTATCCTGAACGCTTTAGAGCATGGCGAAAAGTAGTTTAGGAGTTCCCGGAAGTACTTGGTCTGGGGAAAGAGTTGTGATACCATACGAGAGTTGTGGATATTGTTCCACGTCTCAACACTCAGGGTGTCGAGGAGAAATTGGCTACTATGAAAAACTCTGGGTCTGTGGTTGCGAATGCAACGCAGACTGGGTCCCAATAGCAGTCATAGTAAATAACGAAACTAAGGATGAAAATGAAAAACGTATGGCGGAAGCTATTCAAAAGAAACAGACCACTAACCAACCAGCACGGACCAGCGAAGAAAGTCTCACTAGTGAAGGACTCGATTTCGAGGGACGACAAGGGCAGATGGATTCTGGAGAAGACAGAGACCTCGATTGATAAGTTCATTGCTGAACTAACTCAAGAACTGGTTGACGAAGGAAACAGGATTCACAACAACCCAGTGCCAAAGCCTAAGAAACAAACTATCCAACTAAACGAGGATAAGGCATACGACCACAACTGCGGAAAGAAACAGTGCTTATGCAAGACCACAAAGAAGACAGCACCAATAAAGCCTGCAACCAAGAAACCACCAGTATCAGGAACAAAGGCAGTCTCAAAGGCAAAGGCGGTAAAACCTACACCTGCCAAGCCAACCCCGAAAAAACCAAAGTCAAAGTAGGCATTGGTTCTAAACTCGTAGGCAGGTCCCCATCTACCATCCATAACTGGATTAGTTGGGGACTTGTTCCACGAATCGAGGGGGCACACCAATACGTCTACCTTGAGGATTTATTCGAAGTTCGTGATAGACTGTGGATGAACAAGGGTGCGTTCAGTTCAACTGCGTACCTAACTCAACCACGAGACGAACAAGGAAACTTCGTATGCAGAGACCGCAAGACCAAGACGGCGAGCAAACACTAAAGATTGCAGTAGCCGCAAAACAACTAGATGTAACCGTAAAGACTATCTACAACTGGATAGAGAACGGATACTTAGAAACCGCAAGCCCCGGCTATGTTCGGCTTGGCGATGTCATTAGAGCACAAAAATGGGCAGAGAAAGCCAAGTCCGAATCGGCTCGTGCTACCATAAAAACCATCTTTAGAGATAAAAACGGACGATTCACTATCTTCAAAACAAAGTAATGAAACGGTGTTATAGTTTGATTGTTGTTTATGAGAGGTGAAAAGGCTGCCGTCAGCCCCTCCACTCGCAAAAATTTCGTCCGAGATAAACTCTCCCTCGAACTTAAGTAAACAACTTGTACCATAAATCGAAGACCGATAACATTACTGGCGTCTGGTAAACTTGTAGCGAAGGCGACTCCGTTACAGACCTCTCCCCAGCTAACGGAGTCGTCTTCTTTACATTAAGGATTAATGCAATGTCAATCGAGCTTTTTGAAAATAACGATGACGACCGTGCTGAATACGTAATCGACGAACCGCTTGACCTCAGGCCTGACCTTTCCGAAATCGGAATCGAAGAAGTTGACAAAGGCGTGTGTGAGGATACATTTGAGAACCGGCAAGTCTTACGCAGGGCTAAGTTAAACTGGGACCCTGTATATTCCACTAACGGTATCCCTACTGGACTAATACGGGCCCGCTCTAAACAAAGCACTATCGAGCGTCGCATCATGTCCCTTGCGGAAAAGAAACCGATTATGGTTGACCCGGATAACCGCAACTCAGATTTCCTAACGGGCCTGGATTTGATAGCAGAAGAGAAGACGGACTACCTGGTTCCACCGTGGGTCATCCACGCTTCTCGACTTTGGATTAAGGAACAAGAAGAAGGCGGCCCGCGTAGTGAAAAACGCCAACCGCTCGCCCTCCCCCATCGGTGCCGTCAAATCAAGGACGACCAAATCAGATGTATGCTATGGTCCAGCGGACGTCCAAAGGATGACGGCCTGTGCCGTATACATTTGCGTTCCACCAAACACAAGACATCGGATGACATTGAGCGTGCTCGCAATAAGCTAATGCAAGCTGCCCCGTACGCCGTTGATGTCCTGGAAGACTTAATGGAAAGTGCTGAGTCTGAGCCGGTGAAGCTAAAAGCAGCAACGGAGATACTAGACCGTGCCGGAGTACGTGGTGGTATTGAAGTAGATACCTCGGTCAACATTGACGTAAGACCAGCGGCCAGCATCATTGCTGAGCGTTTGCAACGGTTGACCACTACAGCGATGGAAGCATCTGCTAGACTCTCCCCTGAACCAGAAACTATTGATGCTGAAGTTGTTGAAGACGGCAGCCCTGAACAAGAGACTAAGGACTAATGCAAAGCTACAGCTACGAAGATATTCTCCAGGCGGCAAGCCTTCATTACGAGAATGTACTAAGCGATATTGAGAATGCTTCGACTCGCATCGAGCATCTTCGCCTTAGTGCACTTGCTGAAGAAGCGAAGACGGTTCTTGATATGCTCAGGTCTTTCAACAACGGAGAGCACTAGAAGACGGAAGCGCTGCAGCTACCAGGAAGACTTTGCATTAATGTTTAAAAGAAGCCAGATGCCGGATACCCCGGCCCGCACTAAGCGGGAACAATTTGTTGCAACGGTGAAGAGTTACGTAGGGTACCAGGCAAACGCCGGCCTGCGTAATCAGTTTGGTGCGATGGTTGGATATGACGGCCTCCCTTGGGCTGGTGCCTTCATTGATGTGACGGCCAGGGAAGCTAGTGTAAAGTTACCCGGATGCGTCCAAACGGCAAGTGCACTTGCTGAGTTTATCCGGGATGGTCAACTTCGCACTAAGCCGCTGCCTGGAGACATCGTGTTCTTCGCAGCCGCTGAGGAATTCGCGGCAAGCGCTTTTGAGATGCCGCATGTTGGTGTGGTAGTAGACGTACGTGAGTTTCACCTAACGGGTAAGTTCCTGAGCGTCGAAGGAAACACACGGGGTGGTAATCCAAAGTTCGCATCGACTCAGATGGACGGGGTCTATCAACGGATACGTCACACAACGGAAGTACTCGCATTCGCCAGGCCCCTGGAGTTTGAAGGAGCGGCCCGCTTCCAACTTCTCACTAAGGTTATTGAAAAGCTCAGAGCTGCTGAAGTCCTGGACGAAGCCGCCATCCCCAACTTTGCATCAACGGATGTGACAGTGAACCTGGCTGCCGTTCGGCCAGGCAACCGCAACCGCCAGATAGAAACCGTTCAGTTAGCACTAGCCCTGGTGACGGATTTGAAAGATGCGGCCCGCGGAGTCTGGGACTCATCAACGGAGTCTGCTTACCAAAGATGGCAACGGGCAAACGGATACGTCGGCAAGGACGCAAGCGGCGTGCCTGATAGGGCTAGCCTTCAACGGCTAGGTTCTGAGACGGGCTTGTTCACAGTCCAAGAGTGACCGGCAAGCGCTGCACCAGGCAGCGGATTAACTTTGCACTAACGGCGAGCTCAGCTGCGAGCTCAGCTTCCGGACTAACTTTGCATTAAGAGTCAACGGATGAGTTTCCACAGTCGATGATAAAAAAAAATAAACGGCCTGCCCAACACACCATTTTCACTAACGGATAAGATACAACCATGCAACATATAGAAATCCACGTGATTGAATCCGACCGCGATATTGACGCCGCCGTAGAGTGCGGCCTGCTTGACGGACCGTTCGCCATTGACCCCTGCGAGCACTGCTCGGAGGAAGTCGGAGTGCTAGGACACTTCCACCCGTTCGCCATTGTGCTCAACGGAGATGACCAGTGGACACTCTGCTACGAGTGTGCGTTGCCAATGTTTGACCCGACAGCAACGGAAGACGACTACGACCTTGATGACGAGGACGAGGACGACCTTGATGATGACGGGTTCTTGCTTTACTAATCCGAAGTTAAGTCCGAAGGGGCTTCTGACCCGTCCAACTTTCCACTAACTCCTTAATACAAAGATAGCACACAGGTTTCCAAAAAGCAACAACCTCACGCAAACTTTGTGAAAAAATGAATACAAAAAGATTTCCCGACACGCTTGACAAGATTTCTAAACCTGTGCTAAGTTCTCTGGTATGACAATGACAACAACGACAGCAACACTTGAGGTTGGCGACTACTCGCTTACCAGACACCCTTACACCCATAGGGTTACACGCTGGACACCACAGCACTACGCAGTTCTAAACGAAGAACATACCCTCGGAACTATTGAGGGTCTTGAGGTTCTGATTGGTATTAACTGGCTGTATGGCAACTCGCCATACCTAGACAACCCAGACCACGCTAAGTTCTTTGAGGGCTACACCAAAGAGGAACTATCTAGGTATAAGAAAGAGTGGGATAGTAGCGTGTCTGCTACCTATTACAGATACAAGAAAAACCTACACGAAAAGCAGAGGTGGGGATTTGCTGGCATAACGCTAGTGGCATTTGCCAATGGCATACAGATTGGCGACAAAGAGAACATAGTCAAATACACAGAGATAGGTTACGCACCTAGCCTTAACGCTGACGACTTTGGAAACCCTACCTACCTAGATGAAACTAACGCTATTGCCTACTGGGTAGAGAACCACCAAGCAACTATTAAGAAGTTCGTAGAGGACAGACGATTAGAGGCTTACGACTTCATAAACGCCACGCTAAAAAAACTTGGCGAATAGACTTGACAAAAGAAATCATTAATGGTTTAATCATCAAGTAACAACAAAACAAACGAACGAACGGAAAACGAAATGACAACAACAGCACCACTAGACGAAAAGACAATCGTTGGGAAAGCACTCTACCTAGAGTTAGTTCCGACAGTTGGCGACCTAAACAGGGTTACTCAAATCCTGCTAACACCAGAGGCGTATGACCACAAGGGAAACTTTGTTCGTATGGCTCTACACTCACGCACAGTATCAGAGAGTTCGCCACGCAAACAATGGCGTATCAACTTCTCTAATGTATCTAACAAGGAACTTGTAGATAACGCTGTGTCAATGGCTATGCCAATCCTAAAGACCACAGCACAAGAGTTAGCAGTTAGTATGACTTCTCGCTTTGAGAGTTCTCTGGTCAAGCAGATTACATACCAGTTCGTAGTTCGTAAGCGACCAGTTGTAGTTGAGGTTTCAGCACTTGACCTTAGCGAGATTGGAAGTTACGCAACACCACAGGCTTTAATGCGTAGATTACAAAAAGCGAGAGTTGCTTGTGGTCTGCCTGAAAAACTTGTATAATCCAACTAGTCAAACTATCAGAACGGAAAATCTAAAATGACTACAATAACACCAACATCAACACCAATGCCAGCAGAGCAGATTGACACTCTGTTCCCTGACCTATCCAGCCTAATCTTTGGAGTGGCAGTTCAGAACCTAGACCCAAGTGGAGTTCCAGCAGGGCTAGTATCATTAATGCCAGCAGAGGGACGAGCAAGTCTGCGAGCAAAGCAGGGCAAATCAGAACCTAAAGAAAAGGAAACCAAAGTGAGTGTAGATAGTCTTGAGGGCGAAGTTAAGTATGCTCGTCCAAATGGACACGACTACTATGCTCGCAAGTGGGGAACACACACAGACATTGAGGTTCTGCGTAAAGCACGAACTCTAAGTCAGTTCATCTTGCTCTATGGAAGTCCAGGAACAGGAAAGACAGCACTCGTTGAGGGTGCGTTCCCAGAGGAACTAGAAACCATTATTGGAACTGGCGACACCGAAGTTTCTGACTTCGTTGGTGGCTATGTCCAAACTCCGTCAGGTGGCTTTGAGTGGATTGACGGACCTCTGACCAGAGCAGTAGAACAGGGTAAGGTCTTGTTGATTGACGAGATTGGTCTGATTGACCCAAAGGTTCTATCACTTGTTTATGGTCTTATGGACGGACGAGATGAAATCACAATCACACAGAACCCAGAACGAGGAACTGTAAAAGCCAAGTCAGGTTTCTATGTGATTGGTGCGACCAACCCTAATGCGATTGGCGTTCGTCTATCAGAGGCTCTACTATCTCGTTTCTCAATCCAAGCAGAAATGACTACTGATTGGGGACTTGCTAAGAAGTTGGGAGTTCCAGTTCCAGCAGTAACAGCAAGTCAGAACCTAAGCAAGAAACAGCAATCAGGGGAAATCTCTTGGTCGCCTCAAATGCGAGAGTTGCTTGCGTTCCGAGATGTATCAACAGCGTTCGGAACTGCTTGGGCAGTTTCCAACCTAATCGCTTGCTCGCCTGAAAACGACAGGGGAGTTGTGGCTGATGTCTTTACCAGAGTATTTGGTGAGGAAGTCAGGACAGCAAAGATTTAGCAGTTCCGTTCCTGCTAAAGTGGGGCTGTCAAGAAAGTTGAGAAATGGACTTGACAGCCTCAAACCAAACTGCTACACTCGCAGTAGAACGAAACATCAAACAAAGGAAAATAAATGGGACATTTATCAAGACTAGCAACACGCACCAGCGAAACTCCTAAAGAGTGGTTATCAACTTGTGCGACTATTGGACACCTTGCTAACGAGTGGTCAGGTCGTAGCGACCTCGCTGTTTATGGTGGTAAGGACGCAGGTATGGGTGAGGCTCTTGCTTGCTTTATTCCAGACACAGCAGAGATTGAGGTCAATCTACCAATCGCATTTGGCGAAGTAACAACTCCTGAAATGGTTGGCGACCTCAAACTTCGCAAGAACCAATACGAGTTTCCAGAGGCAGTTGGCGTTATCTACCACGAGGCGTTACACGCTAGGTTCTCTGGTTGGGAACACTCACGCTTTGAGGAATTGTTTAAGGCTAATGAACTTACCAAGCGTGAATACGACAGTTTCTATCTGCTAGAGGAAAGTCGTATTGAGGCGTTGGGTGCGAACATTATGCCTAAGAACAGATTGTTCTTGCGTTCGTCTGCTCTCAAACTTTCACTTGGCGACATCAACGAAAAGATTGGTGAGATGTCTGCTGTCGCAGTTGCGAGCCAGTTGGCAGGTCTAGCACTTGCCAGAGTTACAGGTGGCGTATTAGAACCTGATGATGTCGTCTTGATTGAGGACAAGGTTTCAGAAGTTCTTGGCTACGACCTACTAGACCAACTTCGTTCTATCTGGACAGAGTTCCAAACTCTATCTCACACAAGACCAGCAGACTTTAATCGTGGCGTAGAACTTGCGAAACTCTGGACACAACTTGTCAAGGACAAAGCAGTAGAGCAAGGTCAAGAGCCAGAGCAGGGTGAGGGTGAGCAGGGTGAGGGTGGAACTGCTAGTGAGATGTCTGACGAGATGAAAGAGATGATTGGTAAGGCTATCTCTGAAATGATTGAGGCAGTAGAAAACTCTGCTGACGACACTTCACTTGCTACTAATGACGACTTGGCAGAACAGCAAGACCAAGAGGAAACTAAAGAGCAGGTCGCAGAGAAGTCAAAAGAGGCTGACGAGAAACGCAAGGACAAGGACACAGCAGAAAAGGTATTCTCTCGTTCGTCTGGTGGTGGTGAAACAGGTAGCAGTTCTCGCCTGATAGAAACTCGCCAACCAACCAGCGAGGAACGCATAGCAAGCGTTCGTGTATCGCAGATGTTGGAACGAGCAAAGTATCGTGAGAGAGATGTCATTACCAGAACAGGCGTAATCCCTGCTGGCAGACTTCGCACTAGAACTTTGGTTCAGGGTCAGGCTCTCAAGAGCAAGGGCATACTCACTCCAGTTGAGGCGTGGGAACACAAGACACGCAAATACACAGACGAGCCAACTCTAACTGTTGGCGTAATGGTAGATGTATCTGGCTCAATGGGTTCTGCTATGAACCCTATGGCTACGACAGCGTGGGTTCTGGCAGAGGCAGGTCGCAGGGTTCAGGCGAAAACTGCTATGGTCTATTATGGCTCTGGCGTATTTCCAACTCTCAAGGTCGGGCAGAGATTGACAGATGTAAATGTCTATACAGCACCAGACGGAACAGAGAAGTTTGCCGAGGGCTGGTCGGCTCTCAATGGCTCGCTTGATTTGCTTTCTGGTCGTGGTGCGAGATTGCTCGTAATCGTTTCTGACGGACACTACACTCCAACCGAATACAAGAGAGCCAAAGAAGTTATGAAAGAGTGCCAGCGTAACGGCGTGGCTGTGATGTGGATTTCACCTGACCAGATGAACGCTGATAGTGGGGCTGGCGTTATCGTCAAAGAGAACACAGAGGCAGTATTCGTCAATGGCACGACAGGCAAGGACATAGCCACGCTGATTGGTTCGGCGTGTGCGAAAGCATTAGAGCAGGTTGGTCTGCGTAATGCTTAGATAGAAGTCCGTCAGGGATTGAGCAACGCTGTTTTTGTTGTCCCCTTTCACAGCAAGGCTCTCGCTGACGGATTAGAAACTCCCCGATAGTTTATTCCCATTTCCTATCGGGGGGTTTCGCTTTTAACTGGGACTTGGATTTTTAAGCTGCCGAAGGCTGGGCGAACTTTACACTAACTAATGCGAAGTTGTATGCTGAAGATTTTTACTTTTTACAGCGTATTCATTTTTTCACCAAACACACTCGCAGATGAGTTTGACTTTACATTAGTGTTGGTGTATCGTGAGAGTATGATTATTGACACAGAGGTATTTCCTTACACGAACCAATACGACATCAACCTATGGTTTGATACTGACAGCGAAGTATTGCGTGTTATCGCCTACCAACTTGATTGGGAACTTAGCACTGATAGCGAGGGCGACTATGAACTAACCCTTAGCAACTACGACAATCCAATACCTCTTGTTGCGATAGATGAAACAACTATCCAAGCGTGGGACTTCTTTGTTGATGACCATTGGACAACTAGCCTAGAGTTTGAGACAGAGTTCGCACACCTGCCAATGTTTCTACACATTGTCTTACCAAAGTTGGAAAGCCTGCCGAAATACGAGGCGTTCCTATCTTGACAAATAATCAGAACTCCTATAAGGTGAAACTAACAACAAAAGAAATGGAGAACACAAATGCCAAACTGGGTCTATAATCGTATGTCCGTAGAGGGCGACAGACACGAAGTCCAAGCGTTCGTTGATAAGGCTGGAAAGCAATACGAAACTCGCTGGCTATCCGAACAATGGGTTAGGAACGAGGACGGAACTAATAACAAGATTGAGGACAAGGACAGAAAGATTGAGATTGAGTTATCTCGGGAGTGCGACCTATCGTTCTGGAACTTCATAACGCCACCAGAGGAAATCCTAGATGAATACTTTGGAACTGTTGGGTTCGTTGAGGGCGTGGGCTTTACCAATGGCACAAAAGAACCACAGGCAACCACAGACACCTCTAATGGCTGGTATGGCTGGAACATTGCTAACTGGGGAACTAAGTGGGACGCCAGAGATGTTAACTTAGAGCAGGACGAGAACGAGGCTATCTATACTTTCTCTACGGCTTGGTCTATCCCCGAACAAGTATTTCGTGCTATGGCAGAGCAACACCCGACACTTGACTTTACTTTCGGTTGCGAGGAAGAACAGGGCTGGGGTGCTGAATACTCTGGCAAGGACGGCGACTTGTATCTGGATAAGGAGTGGGACATACCACAGAGCCACGCTGACTATGTTGCTAAGGACGACGAGGACGGCTGTATCTGTGCTAGGGACGACGACGAGAGTGATTGGTATGACGATTGCCCGAAAGATGAAAAAGAGTTTTTGATTGTCGTTACCAAGACCTACAAAGTCCGAACCGATACCATTGAGAACGCTTGGGCGTTAGTCCAAGAGAACGGCAACGACCCTGATGAACTTATGGAGTTCGTAGAGGGAACTATGAACTCGTATGTCGTTGATGAGAACGGCAAGCGTATCTATCCAACGCTGGCTGGCTAATGAGAAGTCGGACTTACTCGGCTTGCTCTAAGGGATTACTCTGGCTCGCAAGACGGATACACAGGCTCGCTTATAGTGTCGGCTCGCTATCGGATAGAGCAGACAGACAGGCTAGACGGAAACGGATTTGACAGGCTCGCTATACTCTGGTAGCCTAACGGAGTAGATTTGACAACTAAATAAAGACTTGCTTGACACTCGCCGAACCAACTTTGGTGCGTGGGGTTAGTGTAATGACGAACCCTTTATGTCAAGGAAACCGAGTGAATACTCGCTAAACTAGGTCTGTGGAGATAGAAGCACTTGTCCATAAGGGCATAATCAAATTAGCTTAATGAGAAACAGACCAAAGCAAAAGACAGAGCAAAATGCGAAATACAGAACTGGCTGAAAGTAACAGAGGTGGAAGTTAACGCCACCAGAGCAACGCTGCGAAAAACACAAACTTCTAAGTAGCACTCTGTCTTTTCCTTTACCCTCTGAAACTTGTATTCATTTTTTCACCTAAGTAAAAATTGTTTCTAAATGGACTTGACTTGTGTATTCCTTAATGGTAAGTTTTAGGTATGGCAAACACAAAGACAGTGGGAAAGACCACCTCAACAGCAAGAGTAGTGCTGACACCAACCACAGAGCCAGAGGTCAAACTCTCGGCAAAGGGGCAAAAGGCAGTTCGGGAACTCCGAGATGCTCACAACTTGGAAAAGCAAGTTGCCGAAGTAGTTAAGGCTAGTCGTGAGATTATCCTTGATGAACTTGGTAACGACCAGACCAAGTTTGGAACTAACGCAAAGGGACAGCGTTTAGTTAAAATCCAACTCGTCCAACCAAAAGACCCTGCTCGCTACAACACAGCAGAGTTGGTAGCGTTCCTTGCTAAGACACAGCCAGAAATCTTGGCTATGTTTAAGGCAGAGGACGCCAAGCCAACAACTAGGGTTCTTACGCTGAACTAGCGACCACAGCGAGAACGCTGGCAGAGATTATCCCTTTCTCTCTGCTGGCGTTCTTGTGTTTAAGTTCTAGGCTGTATTCATTTTTTCACAGCGAAGGCGAATACGACTTTGGATTAGTAATAAAAAGTTCTGAAATGAGTTGTGAAATGTCAGGGGCGTATGCTAGGCTGTTCCCTATGGACAATGAAAACAAGAAACAACTATGCGAGATGTGTGGCTTTGGTATGGCAGACACAGGTGAGGGTGCTTTTGATTTAGAGTGCCAATGTGCCAGCCAGCAAAGTCCAGAGTTCTATGTGTATGAGGCTGGGATAGAACAAATCTGGGCTGACCCTAGCAAGAACAACTTTTATGTAATGCGTAATGGCGAGATGAGATACCACCTCTACAACAACGAGGAACAAGATGATTACGAAGTAATCAAATACACCAGCGACTTCTTTGAGAACAACATTAAGTCAGACAAAGACTTAGAGGAAGTTCTTAGTAAGAATAAGTTAGAGTGTATAAATAATCCTTGGTTTGAGATTTTTAACGACCAAGACGAGTTTTGGGAGTATGGTGATGTATTCTTTGAGTTGGACACAGCAATAGCAACAGCGATACAGTTAGGGAAAGAGAAAGGCTTTACAGTATGACAACAGGAAAAGACGACCTGCTTTTTAGAAAAGCATTAGGACGAGTAATCAACAACCACAGATACGACAATGGATTAACCCTAAGACAAACTGTTAATCGTGGCTCTGGGCGTATTTCATTTAACTACCTATGGGAACTAGAACAAGGTGGTAAAGAAGCCAGTAGCGAGATGTTGGCTGAAATTGCTGTGTGTCTAGGGGTTAGCACATCTGAACTAGTAATTCGTGCTGGACTACTTATGGGTGGTGGCGTTCCAGACACGCTAGAAGAAATGCTTGACACAGCAGACGGCTTGGTGTAATCTCCAAGTAGCAACAAATCACTAACGGAAAAGGACAAAATGAAACACGACTTCTACAAAGACGAAAACGAAACAGGCTGGATACCAGATGTCAAGATGACTAAGGTTGAGGGCGACAGAACCGAACGGAGAGTTTGGTTTGCGTGGCGTGGCAAGGCTCAATGGTTAGAGATGACTACCGAGTATGACGGCTACTGGCTTATCGGGGACACCAAATACACCGAGGACTTTGAGGCGTGGCTTGACGAGAACCTTGACGGCTACGACAGTTTAGAGAGTATGTTCTCAACTGGCTTGCTGGAAGTAATCCCCGACACTTACTCGGTTGAGTTTGACAATACGGACGGCTTGGTGTAAGGTATGAGTATGAACGAAAACCAGACGGAAACAGAAACAGGCGAGTTTGTAGATGTCCTAGTTACTTGGGACGACAAGCAGACGGACACAGATGAAGTAGTGGTAGTAATCGGGGACGGCTCGGTAGCCTATGACGAGAACTATGACTATGACCCGAGAGTGTATTTTTACTTTGATAACCGAGAGCAGTTTGAGTTAGCAAAGACGAGAATACTAGACGACATAAACTTCCAAATCATAAAGGTTTTGGACGAGAAAGAAACGGAATAAAAATGGCAAAAACAAAACAGATAGACACTTGGGAGTGGTTTGTAGAACGCTACCAAATGCTAGGCTACAAATCACTAAACCAGTTCGCTATCGCAACAGGCTTTCAGAAGTCCAGCCTTAGCAGATACTTTCACAAGCAAAGACAAATGCCAGCAAATACTTTGGTCGCTGTGTGTATAGCACTTAAGATTAAGCCAGAGGAATTGTTGGTTGCTCTAAACGAGTGGAAACGCTAGACCAATCTCGCAGAGAGATAACACCTGAGCCAAGTGTTCTAAACTGGCTCACACTTTTTTAACTTCTGGCTTTGTATTCATTTTTTCACCTGTTAAAAATAGTTTCCAAATGGATTTGGTTTTCAGGGCTGGCTGTGGTAACTTTGAGTTATGGACGAAAACGAATTATTAGAGAAGTTATACCACCTGAAAGAAACGCTGGGCGACTTAGTATTACGCAGAGCAGGGTGGCTGTCTAGGCTTGAGGGCGTTCAGACAGAACTAGAAGTAGGGCTACGACCTGAAAGGGCTGGGGCTTTACTAGCAGAGTTCTTAGAACTAAGAGCAAGGCTAGACCTAATCCAGATAGAACAACAGGCTTTATCTGATTGGACAAAAGAAAATCTGCCTAGTGAGTTCCACTTGACACTAGACGATTAAAGTGATACCATAACCAAATAGCAACAAACAAACAAGAGCCAGAAAGGGCTGAAACAAATGGGACTAGACCAGTATCTATACGCAAGGAAATACATTAGTGGTAGCGACTACAAAAAAGTAGATGGCGACCTAGTGAGAATACAGAACCAAGAATACGAAAACATTGTTTCGCAGGTAGGATTAACTTCTGATGATGTTGATGACAACTATCCAAGTGTGGAACTTAGTATCAAAGTAGGCTATTGGCGTAAAGACAACCAGATACACAAGTGGTTCGTTGATAATGTCCAAGATGGCGAGGACGATTGTAAGTCCTACTATGTAACTGCTGACCAACTCACAGACCTACATAACACTTGTAAAGAAGTTCTTGGCGACCACGACAAAGCAGAGAGCCTTTTACCACGCCACTCTGGTTTCTTCTTTGGTGGCGACGAGTATGACGAGTGGTATTTTAAAGGCTTAGAGGACACAGTTGTAATCTTGGAACGCCTGCTTGGTAATCCAAAGTTTCTGAACTGGGACTTCTACTACCAGAGTTCTTGGTAGCCAGCACCAGATAAAGACCAGCCACCTAACCTTATTCCCTTTCGGTTAGGTGGTTTCTTTTTTAATCTTTTGTTGTATTCATTTTTTCACACCACGAAAACTTTTATGCGTATGAACTTGACTTCTCATTAGCGTTGGTGTAATCTGGAACTACAACACAGAACGAAACAAAAGTAGTTCTGAAAGGGAACAAATGAAAGAACAGCAGATAGTAGTAACAGGTCTGGTAGCAACAACACCACGACACCTAGTAACAGCAGACGGCTTGCCGATTACATCATTTCGCTTGGCGAGTGCGGTATCCAAGTTTGACCGAACTCTCGCCAAGTATGTTGAGAGTGAAACAAATTGGTTCACCATTACTTCTTATCGTGGCTTGGCTGTCAATGCGGCTGGCTCGGTGGGCAAGGGCGACCGAGTAATCGTATCGGGCGTGTTGCGTGTGCGTGATTGGGACAATGGCGAGCGGGCTGGGACTTCGGTTGAGATTGACGCAAGTAGTATCGGACACGATTTAACTTGGGGAACTAGCACCTTTACCCGAACCGTTCACAAAGCCGACGCAGAATAACGGCAAGGTAGGCAGGTAGGCGAGCCTAACGGCTCGTCTATCGGCTTGCTTATGGTAGGTCTGACGGCTCGCTTAGGCGAGCCTAACGGCTTGCTTGGGGGATTGACTTCGGCTTGCCTATCGGGTATGCTGGGAACACAACAACCGTCTTAGAGAGGACACAAATGGAAACGGAACTAAAAGAACTGAACGCACTAACCGAGAGCAACGGACTACAAACTATCGCACTCTACAATCGCTATGAACGCCTTGTCGGAGTTGTGAGTGGGTGGAAAGTCGCTGACGGAGTTATGGACTTGGACAAGGGAATAACCCGAGCAATCGCAACGGACGAACTGACTATGGCTGAACTCGTAGAGATTGACCAGCAGATTTCCAGACTTCGCATAATGCGTGGAACGCTTTAAAACCAGAGCCGAACTTTTGTTCGGCTTTTAGGTTTGGCAGGTTTGTATTCATTTTTTCACCTGAAATTATTTGTTGCTGTATGGACTTGCTTTTACTCTTGCTTTTTGGTATCTTTGTATTACAACAGGCAAGAAAAAGAAGTATTGCCGAAAAGGGAACTATGAACAATTTAGAAAACAACGCAACAGAAACAACCCCCGATTTTTGGGACTTGCTAGACAACGCACCAGATTACGCTAAGGCAATCACAGGCTTAGTTTCTTGGGCAACTAACTATGACCACGACGAACGCAACCCCCTTAGTGCTTTCTTGCTTTTGGTTGAGTTCGCAAGCGAGGACTTAGGGGAGTTCGCTGTTCCTTACCAGCCTAAACTTTCTTGGTTGGAGTTGGACTTGGTAGGTCAGGCGTTAGTTGAGTATTCAGCACGACCTTACGATTGCCGAGATTGGTTAAAGAAACTTTTTAAGGCAGACAGAGAACTTTAAAAACTAAAAAGTAATCTCGCAGAAATGCGGGATTATTTTTTTAACACGACTAAGTGTATTCATTTTTTCACACGACAAAAATCTTCGTGGCGTAGTTTGCCTTAACTTTGTATTAGTGGTAAGTTAGAGATGTTGCCAAAAGGTTTGGCACGAAAGGGAATAAATGACTGAACACATTACACCTGCTAAGGACTTGGCAGACGCTATCAACATCATTGAAACAACAGCAGACTATTACCACCAAATGATTAGCGACACCAGTCCTTATTGGGCACACGATTACAGAGCAGCGTTGGACTTATTGGAGCGTATTCAGGGACTACCTGAAAACTCTTTATTAATTTCTCACGATAAATCTTGTGATTGTGGGAATAAATAACACGCTTACTTAGTTGTATTAAGTATGAACACACAAATAAACGCCAATGGAAAGGGCAGACAAATCAACACCAACGAAAACGACAAGGCACTAACAGAAAAGACCTTTGGGCTTAACACAGATACACCAGACATTAAGGGTTTCTTAATGTGGCTAAGCGACCCCGAAGTTACCAAAGCCTTTGAGAGATTAGAGCAAAGCGAAAGCGAAAGCGAAAAGGAAACGAACAAATGACAACTTGCGAACAATGCGTAAATAAAACACACAAAATCTATTGGGGCGAAATGTCCGAAAAGGAAATGGAGTTGAGTGGAGTTTCATACCACAAATGCTCTTTCTGCTCTCACGAACCTTTAATTTGGAATACGGGAATTGGAGATGCTAGTTGTGAGAGTTGTGGCAAGTGGCAAAATGAGTGAGCCAATCACGCTAACAGGAGAGCAACTAAACGACTTGGTTGCTCGCCTGACTAGCGTTGGACTTGTATACGAAACTGAGCCAATGGAAGTTTGGTAGCAATAGGCGAGAGTGAAACTGCTCTCGCTTATTTGCTAGCGAGAGTGTATTCATTTTTTCACACAAGGGACACTACAGGCTGGCTTGGTTTGGTTTGTCGCTGATGTGTGGTAAGGTTAACTTGTTGTTGGGAAAGGCTCAACACGAAAGGGAAACAAATGGGAAACACGATAAAGCAGGACTTAACGATTGATAACTTCCTAAGCGACCATTTCCAAATTGTCGCAGGGAACGCAGTTGTTAAGATTTCACCAAAGCAGTTCGCACAACTATCCGAGCAGGTCTTCGCATACTGGCGAGTTACCAAAGAGCAGATTTTTGACATCTCTACGGCAACAGACGGACAGGCTCACTTTGAGAAACTACAAGAGCAGGAGTTAAGCTAATGGGAAACAGAGTTGTAATACAGGTTCAGAGCGAGCAGTTCTTAACACCGATAAACCTTTACGGGCATTGGGCAGGCTCTCACGCACTCACGGCAGTCAGGACAGTTCTGGCTCGCACGGGTAGGATTGGCGACCCGTCTTATTTGACGGCTCAACTGTTCTACGAGTTCGCACGGCTAGGAAACTATGACGGCGAGTTATCGTTCGGGATAGACGCTTTCGGCTCGGACATCGGGGACACAAACGACAACGACAACATTTATGTTAATGCTGATAACGGCGAGTATTGGCTCGGTAACGGCGAGCCGATAACGGAGTTCGCAAACCTTAGACGGCTCGGCTAGCAGAGTGTAACGGCTTGCGATTAGGATTACCCCCTTTCTCCTAATCGCAACGGGCGTGTCTTTTCCGCCCTGACGGGTAGCAACCTTATCCCCTTTCGGTTGCTACCCGTTTTTACTTGACGGCTTGCTGTGTATTCATTTTTTCACCTGACGGGTCGCTAGTTGCGTATGTCGCTGACGGGTGGTAGTATCGCCCTATGAGTGAAAATACAAAACAGGAAGTATGCCCAAGTTGCTCGGAAGTCATTGACGAGAGCAATCCCCTTATTGACGCTGAACGCTATTCAGTAAGCAGTAAGACGGGTTTTTGTGAAGGTTGCTATGACCCGACCCCGTTTTATCCAGCAATAGATTAAGTAAGCCCCCTGCCTAACCAGCAGGGGATTTTACTATCTGCCGAAGTTGTATTCATTTTTTCACAAAGAAATTAGTTTTGAGGTCTTGATTAGGTATTTGGCGATTGTGTGCTAAACTGGGGTTATCAGTTGGAAGTGCCAACTGGGAAAAGGGACAAAGTGCCAAGTTACGAAGTAAAGATACAGGTTAATTATTCGGGAACTATTGTTGCGAATAGTGAAAAAGAAGCAGAAGAAAAAGCGTGGTCAGCGTATTATGGCGAAGATGCCGTTTTGGAATACGAAAGCGTTGAGAGCATAGAAGTAGAAGAAGCAGAAGAAGAAGAAGAAGAAGAAGAAGAAGAAGAAGAATACGAAAAAGTAGAAGATGAGTGGTAAATAATCTTCACCAAGATAATTCCCCGTAGAAATACGGGGATTATTTTTAAGCTTTTAATCTGTATTCATTTTTTCACACGACTTTTTAATTTTGGCGTGGTATTGCTTTTTTTGGAAACTTAATGGTAAGATACTAGTATCTAGTTCAGGTGATTAGATAGCACCACCAAACAGCACCACCAACAAAGGGACACACCATCAAAACTACAACTACAAGCACCACCACTACCACCACCGAAAACCTACTTAAGGTTAGTAAGTCAATGGTAGATACCCTAGACCACTTGTCTAAGGTAAAGAGCCAGATTGCCGACTTGGAAAAGTTAGCAAGCACACTAAGAGAGCAGGTATTAGCCGAAGTTGGCGAAACACCAGTTACCCTTATTCACCGAAACATCAAGGTTGCCAAGATTAGCGAAGTAATCACGCCAAGAGCAGATACCAAGTTGCTTAAGTCCGTCTATCCTGAAATCTGGGAAGCAGTGAAATACGATAGTCCAGCAATCAGGATTAACATAATCCACACCACAATCTAAACAGGTTGCCGAAGTCCCCCTTGCGAGAGCAGGGGGGGAACTTTGGATTAAGGGGGAACAGGGTTGTATTCATTTTTTCACCTTAAACACGCTGGGAATAAATGAGTTTGAGTTTAGGTTGTATTAATGAGATACTTAGATTATGGAAAGGGAAACTATGAACAACTACGAGAAGTCTTACAGCAACGAGCCATTCTTAAATGGTGCGTTGGACATTTCAATCTGGAGTGAAGTCCTGCCTAACTTGTGGCTAGGTGGAACTGCTGATAATGATTGTGTTGGCGACAAACACCACGAGATAGATAGACCTGATTGGTCTATCAAGACACGACACTTTGATAGTGTCTATACCTTTTACGCTTCTGCTAACCCTGTGTATTGGCAGGTTAAAGAGTTTAGGTTCGGTTACTTTGATAGTGGTGATACCGACTTTGACTTAGAAGCCTTTAAGCGTATTGCTCTAATGGCTCACGCTGATTGGAAGCGTGGCGAAAAGGTCTTGTTGCGTTGCCAAGCAGGTCTAAACAGGTCTAGCCTAATCTTTGCCCTAGTCCTAATGATTGACGGCTATACGGCACAAGAAGCCATAGACCTAATGCGAGAGAAGCGACACGATAAGGTCTTGTTCAATCCCCACTTTGTAGCGTGGTTGCTGGCACAAGACTTAGAATTCTGGCGAGCATAATCTCACGCTGAATAATCTCCCCTGAAACTAGGGGGGATTATTTTTAAGCTGGCGACCTGTATTCATTTTTTCACATAAGCCACGACAAACACGACCCTAACTTGCTTTGTCCTAGTTATCTGGTAGAGTGGTACTACCACTTGGAAATGCCAAGGGGCGTATCAACTAGTAAAGGGAAACGAAATGATTGATTGGGATAAAGTAGAAGACGCTGTGGCAGATTGTAAGGGCATTGCCTTTGATACCTGCCACAAGATTTATGTCCTTATGGACACCGAGCAAGTTGCTCTAATGCGTAAGTATGAATACGAAGAGATTAGAACGACAGACGACCAGACACCTAGCGAGATGATGGACACGCTAAGAGATTGGTTTGATAAGTCCTGTGGGCTGAAATTCATTCAGGGCGTAGCAACTAATCACGAAGACCCGAACGCTGGGTTCGTAGATTTGATTGGGCAGTTTGACCAAGATGATTGCGATGATTGTGGCGAGAGTGGCTGTGCTGGGGTTTGTAATGATTACGATGAAGAAGACGAAGACGAAGACGAAGACGAAGACGAAGACTACTAGCCCGAACTGATACGAGAAGTCCCCCTAGCAATAGGGGGATTTTCCGTAACAGATTTGTTTCGGAATGTATTCATTTTTTCACAGACACGACACCGAGTTTGCGAGATGTTGCGTAATGTCTGCTCAATGGTGTAATGTGGATAGTAGTTAGAGATACTAACTGAAAGGGAATTATGGAAACTCAAACAGAAACACTAAACAGTTCTATTTATGAAGTAGATAGCAACACAAGAGTAGTGGCGTATCACACAGGGCAGTATAGTTCCACTAGTGATTACGCTAGTCTGCTAGGCGTTGCCTTAGACACAGTTCAATCTGCTAGAGGTATGGCACACTTCGGGTCAAACACCGAACTATCTAACGCTATCCAATTGCTAGTTAGCGACAGCGTTTATTATGGCGACTTCGCTAACACCAAGAAACAGATTGGCGACTACCTAAACAGCAAGGGAGTTCCACACCTATTCCACGAACTCAAGGGCTATTCACAGGGCGAGTGGAACGAAGTTGTTGTCTATGGCGAGAGTGGCTCAATGGCACTAGGCGACTTGGAGTTCCTAATCAACAGCGTTGATACTTACTACAAGGGCGAAGTCTATTTGGTCAATGTGGAGAGAGCCAAGGTCTATACGGCAGATGACGGCTCAACAATTACCAAGTGGGAGCAAGATGAAGATTACGCTTACACCGAAGTTGTCCAAGAGTTTTTTAAGTTGGATAAAGATTATGTCCTGAATAACTTTGGATTGTAATCTCCCCGAACTCTCCCCTTGCCGAAGTTGGCAGGGGGAAAGTTTTTGGCAGGGTTGAGTGTATTCATTTTTTCACACCAACACGCCTAGTCTTTGCTCAATTTGGTAATGTCGGGGCTAGGGTGTAAGATTACTATGTAATCAAGAAAGGCAAGTCGCCTAGATTACAGAAAGGGGTTTCCAAATGGAAACTACAAACAAGAAGTCTGTCTATGAGATAGTCCAGTCTGGCGAGTTCGCAGAAGGCTACGCATACACAGGCGAAGCCGAGAACGACTACACCATTGCTCTATCTATGACTGGTCTAACTTTTCTAGGTCTAATCAAAATAGAACGCCTAGTAGAAGAAGAGATTGCTAGAACTAGCACCGAAGACGCTACGATTGGTATTCACCAACAACACATTAACGAACTCACCAAAGTCCTAGAAGCAATCCAAAGGGCGAGAAAAGCCTAATCAATCTCACCGAGAGCCTAACCCGAAAGGGTTAGGTTTCTTGGCAGGGCAGGGCGTATTCATTTTTTCACACCCTAACGCCGTTGTCGTGTATGTTTTGCGAGATGTCGGGGCTATGGTGTAGAGTTAAGACATAACAAGAAAAGGGAGTTCCTAAATGGACAACACAAAAGTAACTGAACTTGCTAATCACCTACTAGGCAAGATGAGCATAGAGCAGAGAAACACCAGAGAGCAGTTGCTATTCTTGGATAGCCAAGTTGGTCGCCACATTAACCAAGCGTTCAAAGATACCCAAGTTGAGTTTAAAGGTGATACCGAGTTCAGCAGAAAACTACACGCCAGAATACAAGAAGAAGCAGAATTTAAGCTGGCAGTCTATCTCCAAGTTTGGGGAGAGATTACAGCAAAATTATTCACGCTGTAAAAGTTTCATAAAAGTTCGCCTAATGAAAAGTTAGGCGAATTTTTTGATGAGTTTGCGTGTATTCATTTTTTCACAGGGCGACGCGATAACACGGGGCTAATTTGGTTTTAGGGCTAGTTGTGGTAAACTGATGTTGTTGGTGAAAAAGAAGTAATCAACTGAAAGGGCAGAGATGTCGGAAGTGAAGTATCCAGAAGTAAAAAAGGTCAAGTTGATTGGCGAAGATGGAAATGCGTTTGCTATTCTTGGGCGTGTAATGAAAGCAATGAAAACTGCTGGATTGCCGAAAGAAGTTGTAGACGCTTACTACGCAGAAGCCACGAGTGGAGATTACGACCACTTGCTACAAACCACTATCAAGTGGGTTAAGACCAAGTAAATCCCGCCGAGTGTCGGACACACTCAAAAAACTCCCCTTGCTCACACACGGCAGGGGGAGTTTTACTATTCTAGATTTAAGCCCTGTAAGCCCCGTAGAGAGAGTTTTAGGTCTAGGTATGGGATAGATGTCTATTTAGACCCCTAAGCCCCCTACAAGCCTTACAGCCCCGATTTAGAGTATGCCCCCTGTTTTCCACCCCTGCCAGATGTGATTGACCAGCACGACTGCTGTATTCATTTTTTCACACTCGCCTTTTTCCGACACGCCTCAATTTGACTTGTCGCTAGAAACTGGTAGACTACCTATGTAGTCAAAAACGGCTACCTTAGCAAAGGGAAACAATGAACGGATTACAAGCAAGGCTCATAGTCATTGGACTAGAAGCAGAGATTAAAAGTGAAGGCAAGTTCCAACTAACACGAGAACCAGCAATGAAGTCTCTAGGTCGCTTACTCCAGATTGACGCTTACGCCACCTTCGGCAAGGGCGTCAAGGGTCGCCAGAAGGCTCTTGATTGGCTAAACGAAATGATAGCCAAAGAAGAAGCGGGCGAAATGGAATACGAGCAAGAATAAATTAATTCAGGGGAAGCCCTGCCTTCGGGCAGGGTTTCTCTCTTGCTCTTTTTTTTTTTTTTTTTTTTTTTTTTTTTTTTTTTTTTTTTTTTTTTTTTTATTTTTTTAAAAATTAAAAAAGGATTTTTTTTAGTTTT